AGACTGAAGAAGCCGTAAATGGCTGAAATACAGTTTCAGATGCACCCGCTGCCGTCAGTATTCCTGATGGAGTTGGACATCCCGACAGAGTTTGTTGATTTGTGTAACGACTATCTTGATGAGCTAGTCACACAAAACGATAAGGTCAGCGCAGCGCATACGCTGGTTGGTCAGATCAAGACAGGTGAGCAGCTTGTTATGGATCACGAAGATCCAAGGCTGGCACCGTTTTCTAGGTTCTTGTGCGAGATGGGAGTGACGTATATCAACCAGTTTATGGCTCAATCTGGTCAGTCTCTGAGCGGTAACAGAAATGTCGAAATGGATGAGCTATGGTCAGTGCATAGCTACGAGGGTGATTACAACCCGATCCACGACCACGGTACGAAGACGGTGATGGGCATTAGCTGTACGACATGGACGAGAGTACCGCCTCAGATAGTGCAGGGGCCAAGGCCGGGATCGCAAGAGTACGGGTTATACAATGCCTCTGGCGAAAGTGACGGCTGTCTCTGCTTCAACTACGGACAGAGCAGTACATGGGATAGAGAACGGCTCAAACCTACGCAGAACGTCGTAGTAAGGCCGCAGGTGGGGCGCTTATATATGTTCCCATCATGGATGCAGCACATGGTTTACCCCTTCCAAGGTGAGGGTGAACGAAGGACGGTAGCTGCCAATATCAATTGTTTTCCTGTTGAGGGACAGCAAGATGGACATAAGCATTAGTGATACTGCTCAAGTTAGTTGGAAGCAGGTAGCAATTCAAAAGCAAGAGCGGTTAAGGACAGGCGCTGAAGGCGAGACTGTGCGCGAGGCGGTGGAAACAATCATACCGACCATGTACACCAAAGAAGGTAACAAAGTAGAAGCGCAACCATTAGCGCCTACCCAACGAGTGAACATAAGCGTTTAGGAGAAAACGATGGCTGAACTAAGTGACGCACAAAAAAGGAAGCTGATAAAAGAACTTCGTGGGGCTTCTAAACTTCACGCCGGTCAAGCAGATCGCATTGAAAAGACTTTGGCTAAAAAGAAAAAGAAGTGAGTGACGCAGGTGAAAAAGCACTAAACGAAGTGAACGCACATGAGCGGGAGTGTGCCTTGCGTTATCAGCGTATCGAAGAGCGTCTTGCAGAAGGTTCTGACAAGTTTAAACACCTAGAACATCTCATCTACGGACTGTACGCATTGATTGCAGCGGCAGCATTGCCGCAGTTCTTTATGGGGTGATCCCCAATGGTAATTGAGTCAATTGCTGCGGCGACAGCCACTCTCTCAGCCCTGAACGGACTGATAGCTCAATGTAATGAGACTGGTCAAGGTGTCCACCAAGTCATGGGAATGATTTCTGACTTTGGGGAAGGCATTACTGACTTCGAGGCTCAACGTCGTCAGAGCACCTTCAAGCCGCTCACGCAGAACGAGATCCTCAAGTTGCAGATGATTAAACGCCAATACGAACGACACTGGCAGTCAGTGCATGACCTCCTATTGGTGGCAGATCCGAAGCTCCTCGATGACTTCAAGGCCGCAAAAGCTCAGCAGGATCGCGATAGACAAGATCACTTGAGGATGATTGCTCGCAAGAAGAAGGAGCGGCAACATCTGATAAACCAAATTCTTGTGGGAGGCACCACGCTACTTGTGGGCGGAACGATAATCGCTGGAGGTTTTGCAATTATATTAAGGCTTTACGGATGATAATGGCGTTTTTGCTGGTCATGTTAGTAGAGGGCGAGCAAGTAGCTGGAGATTTTCATTTTCGCAATATTCACAGGTGCAATCAGTTTGCCTACTGGCTAGAACAAGGGACTGTCAAACCTGTAGAGGGCAGAAGGTTGAACAACCAGCAAAACATTACAGCCTATTGCATCCCTGTTAAAGTTCGACCAAACATACGATTCTATGACTGATATGGCAGCAAAGAAGTTAGAACAAAACAGTGAGTATGCTGGCTATGACACCGATGGTGACGGCGTAGTCAGTGATGATGAATTAGAGACAAGCCAACAGCTACAAGCGTTAAAACTACAGCATGAAAAGGCTCAGTCTCAAAGATACATGGCTTGGTTTGCCCTGTGGGGCATGTTGTTATATCCAAGTCTTGTGGTTGTGAGTAGCTGGATAGGTTTAGAGCAAGCAGCAAATATATTGGGTTCCATGGCTGCAACTTACTTTGTGGCAATTGCAGGTCTTGTCGCCGCATTTTTTGGCGCATCTGCATGGCAAAATAGGAAATAAATTATGAGTATTGTTGCATCGCTAGTCGGGCCGGTCACTGGACTGCTGGACAAGTTCATTGAAGACAAGGATCAAAAGAACGCCCTCGCCCATGAGATAGCGACCATGAGTGAAAGACACTCGCATGAGGCGCTCAAGGGCCAGCTTGAAATCAATAAGATGGAAGCCGCACATAAGAGCTTGTTTGTTGCCGGGTGGCGCCCGGCAATCGGTTGGATCTGTGCGCTGGGCCTGCTCTACAACACTATCATCGCCAACATAATTAGCATCTGGGTAGCTGTGCCAGAAGTAGATACAACGCTTCTTGTGCCCGTTATGATGGGTATGCTCGGATTGGGCGCTATGCGTTCATACGAGAAGGTCAACTCCGTTGCACGGGAGAGGTAATGAGTAAGCTTGTTGAAATGATCAAACGCCATGAAGGCGTCAAGTCTAAAGTTTATATGTGCAGTGCTGGGTATGAAACCATAGGTGTTGGCAGAAATATCTCAGAGTCTGGCCTTGGGTTGTCTGATGACGAGATCGAATACTTGTTGTCGAATGATATAGAGCGAGTAAAGAGCGAGCTTGCTGACACATACTTCTGGTTCAATGGCATCAACGAAGCGCGTCAAGATGCAATGATCGATATGTGCTTCAACCTTGGTCTGACTCGATTGCGCGGCTTTGTGAAGGCTCTTGAAGCCATGTCGCGAGAACAGTTCGATATTGCGGCAGACGAGTTCATGGATAGCAAGTGGGCGCAACAGGTGGGTACGCGAGCTATTCGGGTTACTGAAATGATCCGCAGCGGTGAGTATATCTGATGCCCTTGCAGAAGTTTATTTTCAACCCCGGAATCAACAAAGAAGGCACTGACTATACTGCCGAAGGCGGTTGGTTTGACGGCAACTTGGTCCGTTTTCGCAAAGGTTTGCCTGAAAAGATAGGCGGCTGGGTTAAATTCCTTACCGCGTCTTTTATTGGCACGGGTAGAAAAATGCTGGGCTGGACGTCGCTGGAGGGTACAAAGCTACTGGGTTTGGGCACGACTTCTAAACTTTACATACAATCAGGCGCAACTTTCAACGACATCACTCCCATACGCTCAACGACTGCGGCGGGAGACGTAACATTCGGCGCGACGAACGGATCAAGTTCAATAAACGTCACCGACACGGCTCACGGAGCAGCAAAAGGCGATTTTGTTACTTTCAGCGGCGCTTCATCACTGGGTGGCAACGTCACTGCCACTGTGCTCAACCAAGAATATCAAATCGACTCAATCACAAGCACTAGCGTGTATGTGATCACGGCAAAAGACACCTCAGGCGCTACAGTCACAGCGAACAGCAGTGATTCAGGTAATGGCGGTAGCTCAACAGTAGGCGCATACCAGATAAATGTGGGTCTTGATGTGTTTGTTGATGGCACAGGTTGGGGCGCAGGTGCTTGGGGTTCTGGGACGTGGGGTTCGTCAAGCGCGCTGAGTTCTTTGAATCAACTACGGTTGTGGTCCTTAGACAGTTTTGGCGAAGACCTTATTGCAAACGTGCGTGCGGGAAGAATTTATTACTGGGACACGAGCGCAAAAACTTTAGGGACTGACAGGGCCGTAGATATTGCCGATTTGTCGGGGGCGAGCTTCACGCCCACGGTTGCTCTTCAAGTGCTTGTCTCTGATGTCGACCGACACGTGATTGCGCTGGGGGCTGATCCGATCAATGACAGTGCAACTGCAAGAACCGGCCAGTCTGATCCGCTTCTTGTGGCGTTTTCTGACCAAGAAAACCCGGCAGAGTGGTTTCCGACGTCGACCAATACCGCAGGCTCCCTACGCTGTTCCGCAGGATCACAGATCATTGGCGGGTTGAGGGCAAGACAAGAGACTTTGATCTGGACGGACGTTGCGCTGTATAGCTTACAGTTTATTGGACCGCCTCTGACCTTTGGTTTAAACCTTATCAATGAGGGCGTCAGCCTTGTTGGCCCTAATGCAGCGGTGAATACGCCCAATGGCGTGTTTTGGATGGACAAGAAAGGGTTTTACGCCTATCAAGGCTCTGTGCAATCCGTGCCTTGCAGCGTTCGATCTTACGTTTTTGACGACATTAACGAAGGTCAGTCGTTTCAGTTCTTTGGATTTTTAAATAAACAGTTTGACGAAGTAGGTTGGTTTTATTGCTCGTCTGCCTCCGACACCATTGACCGGTATGTGACTTACAACTATGTCGAGCAGACATGGGCCATAGGCAACTTGGCTCGTACCGCATGGCTAGACGAGGGCTTAGAGAGTTTTCCACGTGCGACAGGCACTTCCGACAGCAGTAACTACATTTTTAGCCATGAAACAGGGTTCGATGACGACGGAAGCCCCATGGATAACGTGTTTATTGAAAGCGCTGACTTCGATTTGGGCGACGGAGAGCAGTTCCAATTCATCCGGAAGTGTATCCCTGACGTCAAGTTTACAGGCAATTCGGGCAGCACGCAGACCATAAACCTAGTTATCAAGGCGCGTAATTTCCCCGGCGACTCACTGACCACGGACCAAACCACGCCTTTCACTGCCAGCACCACTAAGATAGATACACGTGCTAGGGGGCGACAAGCGGTTGTGCGGTTCGAGTCAGATGACGATGGAGAGATCGGGGTCAGGACCGGCGTTGGCTTTCGTATTGGTGGCACCAGACTCGATCTACAGCCAAACGGTCGTCGATGAGTAAGCTTTTACAGGGCCGATTGCCCTTCGTTGCAAACGGCGATTCTGTTGACGGAAACACGTTCAACCGTACTGTTCGCTTGTTGGAATTAAGTTTAGACTCTTTCGATCCGGATGCTACTCCGCAGTTCGTTACAAGCCAACGAGATCAGCTTAAATTTGACGCTGGCGCTTTGATTTGGAACCCTTCTGTGGGGCGTTTGCAGTTGTATACAGGCAACGAGTGGGTAAATCTTTCAGACCCATTGCCGTACACGGTTTCTAAGCTGGAAGCGACAGGCGCAGTAGGCGTTGTTCAAGTAGTTACAAACGGATCTGTGGTGGTGAACGTACACGGTTAGGTTGGTTCTTCTAATTAAAATAGGCGTATACTGGGGACATGGGACAAGCTGCACTTAAATACGACGACTTTGATGAACTTGATCAAGTTCCTATACCCGAAGGCGGTATTGCTACCTTTTTGACGGCAGAAACCGGCTCTTGGGCCGATGACGACGATGACGTCCCGCCAAAAGGCATCACAAACGTTGTAAAAATAGCCGATAAGCTGGCCGAATATGGCCGCAATGAAGATGAGTATATGGTCCACGCCGCTGAAGGCGAGACTGTCATACCGATGGAAGTCTTCAACCAGAACCCCGCACTGAAAGACAAGCTTTTTGCACAAATGCGCATCATGGGCATTGAGCCAGAGCGTTACGTTGTAGGTAACGAGCTTAACTCAATCAACCCTGTGACAGGTCAGCCTGAATTCTTCTTGAAGAAGCTATTCAAAGGTTTGAAGAAGATTGTCAAAAAAGTGCTTCCGGTAGTAGCTAAAGCGGCTCTCGTATTTTTCACCGGTGGCGCGATAAATCCGGTTATGGCTTCTGCTATTGTGGATGGAGCTTCCGCTGTCATCCAAGGCGGAAGTTTTAAAGACGGTCTTAAAGCAGCAGCGATAGGCGGTATATCGAGCTTTGCCGCAGGCAAACTCGGCGACAAAGTTAATTGGGCGAAAAGCACGGCGGGAAGACTTGGCGCAGAAGCCGCGATAAGCACTACTTTACGCGGTGGCAAGCCGGAAGATATTTTGAAAGCGGCTGCGCTTTCAGCGGCGGTTGGTAAAGGCACAGATATCATAGGTCTTACCGGTCCTACCGAGCTTGAGGCAACGCCGCAAGCGGATGTCACTGCTCAAGTAGACGCAAAATTAGGGGATTCCCTGAGTACAGATCTTCCTGTGATGGATGCTGCTCTAGAGGCGTCAGGTGCCGTCCCGACTCCGGG